CTTAGAACGATTGGTTTATGAGACGATTTCTGTTTATCCTGATGGATGCATTCAAGATGAAGTGTTGGCGATGCATCCGGGTAAGCCCTATTCCAGCATCACCGCTAGGTTCCGGGCTTTGTTGGATAAAGGCTATATTCAAGAAACAGGGTTTACGCGCCCCGGCAAATCTGGGAAAAAGCAGCGAGTGTTAAAAGTAAAATTATTATGGAATACCGATGAAAATAATTGAAGATAAGTACCTCATATTGAAAACAAGAAACGCAGATAAAATTAAAGAAGCACTTCCCGACAGCCAAGTCATTCAGACCGAAGACGACATCCATACTGTAGCTGTGGAGTGGGAACTCTATGAAGCGCAGCGGTTGCGTAGTCTGAAAATTAAGAACGTCCCCAGCCCCATTCTCCGGGACTATAGCTGGCCGGGGCTGTACAAGCCTATGGCGCACCAGCGCACGACGGCAGAGTTCCTGACGTTGCACACTCGCGCTTTCTGTTTCAACGAGCAGGGCACGGGCAAGACGGGTGCGGCTATTTGGGCGTCGGATTACCTGATGTCGCAGGGTTTCATCAATCGCGTGTTGGTGGTGTGCCCGTTGTCGATCATGCAGGCGGCATGGCAGCAAGACCTGTTCAACTTTGCTATGCATCGCAAAGTCGGTATTGCACACGGCGACAGACACAAACGCAGCAAAATCATCAATGGGGATTACGACTATGTCGTGATTAACTACGATGGAATCAATATAGTTCTTGATGAACTGCGGGCCGGTAAGTTCGACCTCGTCATCGTCGATGAAGCCAACGCCTACAAAAATGTGAAGACCCAGCGGTGGAAGTCCATGCGCTCTCTCGTGACCGACGCGACATGGCTCTGGATGATGACCGGCACGCCTGCGGCTCAATCCCCTGTGGATGCCTACGGGTTGGCTAAACTGTGCGTCCCCGAGAACGTCTCGCGGTTCTTTGGCGCGTTCCGCGAGTCGGTGCTGACCCAAATCAGCCGATTCAAGTGGGCACCCAAGCCCGACGCAGCCGAGAAAGTCCACAACGTGCTTCAGCCCGCTATCCGGTTTGAAAAAAAGGACTGCCTCGACTTGCCGGCGGTGACCTACATGGAGCGCGAAGCCCCGCTGACGCCGCAGCAGGAGAAGTACTACAACATCCTGAGAGAAGACTTCCTGATGGAAGCCGGGGATGAAGTGGTGACCTCACCAAACATGGCGGTGAATATCAGCAAACTGCTTCAAGTATCAGGCGGCGCGGTCTACACCAACTCAGGGGCTACGCTTGAGTTTGATGTGTCGAACCGACTGAATGTGATTGAAGAAGTAATTAATGAATCGTCTAACAAAGTGCTTGTGTTTGTACCGTTTACTCATACAATTCGCCTTGTCGAAGACCATCTGAAGAAAAACGGCATCCCGTGCGAAGTTGTGTCTGGCGATACTTCTGTAACCAAACGCAACGACATCTTTGGCAGATTCCAGACTAAAGATGCTGATGACATCAAGGTGCTTATCATCCAGCCCAAAGCGGCGGCACACGGGGTTACCCTGACCGCTGCCGACACGGTTATCTGGTACGCGCCGGTAACGTCCGCCGAGACTTACCTACAGGCTAACGCCCGTATTGACCGGCAAGGGCAGAAGAATGCGATGACGGTTGTGCATGTGCAGGGGAGTCCGATTGAGCGCAAACTCTATCGGGCGCTTAGAGAAAAACTTCTGTCGCATGGGCAACTCATTGATTTGTATAACGACGAGATTAAGAAGTAGTGTTGACATAGTAACTTAGGGGGCGTACTATCCCCCTCACTGAGCCAAGATAAAGGAAACAATATGTCCCAATTGTCGATAGAAGAGTTGGTTGATGTCTACGTTCAGATTCGCGATAAAAAGCGTCAGATCGAGGCTGAGTTGGACAAGCAGGTTAAAGAGTTGGAAGAAGACTTGAAAGTCATTTCTTCGGCCATGCTCGACGCTTGCAAAGATATGGGCGCGGATTCTATCCGTACCAAGCACGGCACTGTTATCCGCAGTGTCAAGTCGAAGTACTGGACTAACGACTGGGACTCCATGTGGAAGTTCATTCGGGAGAACAGTGCAATGGAATTGCTTGAAAAGCGTATTCATCAGACTAATATGAAGCAATTCCTTGAGGAGAACCCAGACCAGCACCCTGCCGGTCTGAACGTGGACAGCGAATTCACCATCACTGTTCGCAAGAAATAACTAAGATATAAAGGAGATTCTAATGTCTACTGACATTATTCCGTTTTCCCCCGGTGCCGTCCCCGCTCACATCCGTGATGCGGGCCAATCTGAACTGACCAAGGGGCTGATGCAGTCCGTTCGGTCTGGCCGTCGAATCTCGATTCGCGGCAAGATGTTCCGTCTGGTTGTGGGTGGCGAAGAGATTGCCAAGCGTCCCCAGTCGATTGACGTAATCATCGTCAACGTCGCGAAGGACATCTCCCGCACTTACTATGAGGGTGCCTACGACCCCAAGGCTGAAGCCGTGCCGCCGACTTGCTGGTCGGCTGACAGCAAGGTGCCGCACCCGAATGTGGAGAACCCGCAGCACCGGAACTGCAACGACTGCCCGATGAACGTCAAGGGTTCTGGGCAAGGTGCGAGCCGCGCCTGCCGCTTCAAGCGTCGTGTGGCGGTTGTGCTGGCCGACAGCGTGGACAGTGGTGTTCACATGTTGGAACTGCCGGCTACCTCGCTGTTTGGCGACAGCAAGGGTGATATCACCCGGATGCCTTACGAGCAGTACTTCAAGTACGTCGCTTCGCTTGGGGGTTCCATCGACCGCATTGTGACCCGCATGAGCTTTGATGAGGACTCGGATGCACCGAAACTCTTCTTCTCGCCCATCGGCTTTCCGAGTGCGGAGATGATGCCAAAGCTTGCGGAGTATGGGGCATCGCTGGAGGCCAAGTCCGCCATCACGATGACGGTCTATCAGGCCGACCGCCCGAAACTGCCGGCACCGGAGCAGGAGGCTGCGCCGACTGTGAAGGCGACCCGCAAGGAACCTTCTGCCCCTACCGGCAAGAAGGACTTGAACGATGTCCTTGGTAAGTTCACTCGCAAGAGTGTGACTCAGACCAACGACACCGAAGTGGACGACGAGTAATGGATTGCCGGGGTTACAGCAAACGCATCATCGACGCCAATCATGATGCATCTTCTGATAACCTCGGCGTCCTTTTGGGCCGGTACTGCATCAGTAGAGATATTCCGATAACCGACATCACCGAGTACTTCGGGGTGTCGCGGATGACTTTATACAAGTGGTTCACGGGTAAAACGGAGCCGAGAGTTGTTAATCAAGAACGAATAAAGACCATGCTCAAACTTGGGGGGATGGCAATAACAGAGGCGTAGTATGGACACCATAGAATTCTTTGAGCATGTACTCGCCGATGAAGGGCACTACTGCTCTGTTGGTATCAAAAAAGACCAACGCCCCATCACCGCATTTCACCCTACCAAGGAATCCCTAGCCGAGGAGGTACTCTCATTATCCGATTCCGGGTACGACGCATACTATGCGTGCGCTACGTTTAGCGAGAAGTCTCGCAAATCCCCCAATGCGCTTTACATGAAGTCTTCGTTCCTCGACATTGATTGCGGGGATGGGAAGAAGTATCCGACTCAGGCGGAAGGTCTTGAGGCGGTGCTGTCGTTTGTCACGGCGCGTGGGTGGCCGATGCCGACGATCATAGACTCTGGCTACGGGCTGCATCTGTACTGGGCGTACACCAAGGCGGTGAACGCTGTTGAGTGGAAGGCGATTGCCGACCGGCTGAAGGAAGTGTGCAAGGAAGACGGCTTGCACGCTGACGCTGCGGTTACGGCTGACCTGAGTCGCATTCTTAGGCCGGTAGGGACGGTCAACTACAAGCGTGGGCAGATGGCGGACGTAGCGTGTTTGCTGGAGTCTCCTCCGGTAGACGCTGCGGCGTTCAAAGATTTGGTGGGGGTGTCGATTCTCAGTATGCCCGCACCCGCCCATATTGGCACGGGCGTCTCTCCATTGATGGAGTCGCTGAAGTCAGATCGACTGAATAGATTTTCAACAATCATAGACCGCTCCACACGCAGCGATGGCTGTGCCCAATTAGATTACATTGTAAACAATCAAGAAGACATCGATTACAACCTGTGGCGTGCGGGGCTTTCTATTGCTCGCAATTGCGAGGACTGGGAATCCTCTGTCCATGAGATGTCTAAAAACCACCCCGACTATGATTTCAATAAGACCGTAACTAAATGTGAGGATTTGGTAGACAAGCCGTACCGATGTGCGACGTTCGAGTCTATTAACCCCGGCGCGTGCGACAAGTGTCCGCATAAGGGGAAGATTACGAGTCCGATAGTGTTGGGGCTTGAGATAGTGAAAAGCACCGACGAGGTCATTGTCGGCGTGAAGGAAGATGGGGAGGTGACGGAGTTCAATATCCCCAAGCTTCCCTTTCCGTATTTCCGGGCTAACAGCGGTGCCATCTATCGCAAGGGTGGGGACAGCAAGAAGGGCAAAGGTAAAGAAGAGGAGGATGAAGACAAGGACTTGCTGATTTACGAGAACACGCTTTATCTAATCAAGCGGATGCAGGATTCGTCTAGGGGAGATCTTGTCCTCGCACGCCTGCACCTGCCGAGAGAAAAAGTTCGTGAGTTCGTAGTCCCTATGGCGTCATTGACCTCTAAGGATGAACTCCGAAAACTTCTGTCTTCTAACGGTGTAATCACCGCCGGCAAACAACTTGAGAATATCATGTGGTATCTCATTGCTTGCGCGAAGCAAGACCAGAAGCTTCTGGATATTGAGGTGCTGTACAACCAATTTGGCTGGGCCGACAACGACAACAAGTTCATCCTTGGGACACAGGAGGTGTCGGCAACCGACATCCGCTACAGCCCGCCGTCTGAGGCGACGCAGTCGCTGGCGTCGTTCATTCGCCCCGTAGGGGACTTGAATGCATGGAAGCGTGCCAACGAGGTCTACACCCGCCCCGGTGCCGAGCCACATGCGTTTGCGTTCTTTGGGTCGTTTGGGGCACCGCTCATCAAGTACACGGGCTATGACGGGGCTATGGTGAGCTTGGTGAACATGGAGTCAGGCACGGGCAAGACGACACTGCTCAAGATGATCAACAGCGTCTGGGGGCACCCATCAAAACTGATGGCTACCGAGTCCGATACCTACGCCCATAAAATCCACCGCCTCGGCATTATGAACAACCTCCCCTATACCTGCGATGAGATGACTAACATGCAGGGGGATGTCGCTTCAAAACTTGCCTACGCCTTCACCCAAGGTGTCGGGCCGGGACGTATGCAGGCGCAAACCAACGCCGAGCGTAAGAACGACACCACATGGGCGACACTTGCATTCTGCACATCCAACGCCTCTATCATCGACAAAATCGCAATGGACAAAGCCACCGCCAATGGCGAAATCATGCGGATTATCGAGTACAAGATAGAGACGATTAAAGGACTTGGTAAGCAAGAAGCCTACGGGTTGTTTGAAGCTATCCTCCCAAGAAATCACGGGATAGCCGGGGTCATCTACATCCAGTATGTGATGCAAAATCTGGAGACGGTAATCAGGCGCGTGCTGGAGATGCAGGAGAAGATAGACGTTTTAGCCAAGCTTGAAAGCAAGTATCGGTTTTATTCCGCCGACGTTGCTGCCCATCTTGTGGGTGGGCAGATTGCCCATGAACTTGGACTGCACACCATCTCTGCTGACTGGGTATTGGACTGGGTGATACAGGGACTGATACCGGATATGAAGCGCAATTTGAATCAGGCTACGTCTGGGTATCACGATGTGCTTGGTGAGTTTATGAACCAGAACATCGACAACGTGCTTATCATAGACAGTGAAGTGGATAACCGGAAAATCAACGGCAACGTCACGCCGTTCCCCATTCAGTTACCCAGACGCCAG